AGTGAACTCTCTATACAATGAGGGTTTACTTAATAACAACTTAGTTAGAAACTATTTAATTAGGGCTGACTTTGACGAAGCCTTAACTAAAAACAACTCTGAACTTATAAAAAATATATTTATAGACTTATCAGAAAAGTACGGAATATCAATAAGGCAAACTCAAAGAGTGGTTTATGATTATATGAAAAACAAAGTGTCAATCAATGGCAACACTATATAAAATTAATTAACTATATTTGTATTATGGAAAATATCTATGAAAATAAGTCTTGGTATGCTATAAGCCCAATAGAGGCAAAAGCTAAAGGTAAGTCTACTGACATCTTCATTTATGATGAGATAGGTGTTCACGGAATTACTGCTAAAAGTTTTTTGCAAGACCTTAAAGACTTGAAAGGTAAAGATATTACCCTCCACATTAATAGTACAGGTGGAGATGTTTTCGAAGGGCAAGCAATCTATACAGCGTTAAAGAACTATACAGGTAAAGTAACGGCAAAAATAGAGGGTTTGGCGGCATCTATGGCTACGGTAATAGCTTTAGCGGCAGACACCATAGAAATGACCTCTAACAGCTTATTTATGATTCATTCTCCTATGAGTAATGTCTTTGGTAATAAGTCTCAAATGCGAAGACAAGTAAACGCTTTAGAGAAAGTAGAGTCGACTATGCTTAACGTGTACTCTAAACGAACAGGCTTAGATGAAGAAAAGATTTCTTTTATGCTAGAAGCTGAAACTTGGCTTAGTGCTGAAGAAGCTAAAGAGATGGGATTTGTAGATAGCGTATCAGGTAAAATGGAAATTGTAGCTAAGTACGATATGAGTGGCTTCGAAAACAAAACAGCAGAGGATATATTAACCACCTTCGGAAACGAAGAAATAAAAACAGAGAGTAAAATGAACGAAGAAACTATGAAAAATTGGTTTACCGAAATCAAAAACCTAATTGTAGGTAAAGCAGAAGAAACGGCGCAAGCAGAGCCTGCCGCACAGACAGAAGCAGTAGCCCCTAAAGAAGAGGTTAATGTAGATGACTTAAAGGCTCAATTAGAATCATTGACTCAAGAAAGAGATTCTTTATCTCAGAAACTAAGTGTTCAAAAAGAAAAGTCAAATGAATCTAAAGAAGAGTTTAAAACTCAGTTTGAGACTATGGCTCAACGTATTTCGAAACTAGAAGCTACACCTTCAGTTACTTTAGCTGAAAACGAGCCTAAAGTTTCTGTTGATAAAGCAGCCCCTAAAGATGCGTGGGCTGAACTTGGAAAAAGTTTATTAAAGTAAAATATAAATAATAATTAAAAAAGAAAAAAATGGCATTTTCATTAACTAACAATTTACCTGCTGTTGAGCAGTACGATGTAAATAAGTACATTGTTTCTCCTTTATTTTTGGGCGAAGAGCTTTTATCCTATATGGATGTTCTTCCTAACATTAAAGGAACAACAGTTATCGACCACTTAGGTAAATTAACAAAAATTACTAAAGGTTTCAACAACGGAGCTTTTTCAGGCGCAGGTTCGGGAGAATTTAAAGGAGTAACTATTTCTCCTGCTCGTGTTGAAGCTGAGGTTGAATTTAGAGCGCAATCTTTATTTGGAAAAATTAAAGGTCAGCTTATGAAAGCAGGTCACGATTTTGACAACATTGATGGTTCTATTGTAAAAACAGCTTTACTTGACCTTATCGGTTCAGGTATTAAGCATGACTTTAATCGTCAATTAATTTTTAACGATGTAAACTCTAGCTCATCTAACTTTGATATGTACGATGGTCTTTTTAGAACTGCAAAAGAAGCTTCAGCTACAATGCTGACTAACGCTGATTTAACAGGTTCTGCTAACGACGCTGCATTAGCTGCAGATGGAGGAGGTCTTGAGATTCTTCAAGATATGTACGCTGCGGCTTCTGCTGAGCTTTTAGCTGCGCCAGGTCGAGTGTTTATGGTAAACGGAGCTGTTGCTGATAACTATCAAAAAAGCTTAGAAGGAACGCCTTACGCTGCTGCTGCTTATGGAGCTGTAGTTGATGGAGCTAAAATGAGCTACAGAGGTATTCCTATTGTAGTTCGTAGAGATTGGGATGCTGTAGTTGGTGCAGACCACGCTGCTATTTCTTTCACTAGCAATGCTACTGAAAATTACTGCGCGATATTGACTTGTCAAAACGCTTTCATCGTAGGTACAGACTTTGATGAAACTCGTGCTGAACAGTGGTACTCTCAAGATAATAAATCTTACCGATTTAGAGTATCTTATATGGTTGGATGTGCGTTGCCTAATCCTGAATTAGCAGTTGTTTATACGCCTGACGCTATAGCATAATTATAGTATAATGATTAATATTAAAGGGAGTTGGGGTTCTGCTCCACTCCCTTTTTTTATAACTTTAAAATAAAAATAAAATGGCATTAACAGCAATATCAGTAGGAGCTGCAGACCACTTTGGAAAAGGTGGGGTAAAATCTATCGAGGTGGCTTCTTACGCAGAGGGCAGTCAAAATATAACCTACACAGCGGCAACGAATGTAGCTGCGGGTTCTATAGGTACAGGTCGAGTTATTGAGTTTGAAAAAGAAAGCGCAAATATGACTATATCTTCTTCTAGCGAATTGGTTGGTTTATCTGTAAATACAATCACAATAGAAGGATATATTCCTAAAATCACAAACGATAAATTAGAATCACTACAATCTTTACTTGACGCTCCTTTAGTGGGTAAAGTAACTACTTGGGATGGTGTTGTTTATTTAGTTGGTTGGGAAGAATCTACAGCTACTTCAGCTTCATCTACTGAATTTCCTATGGTTATGTCAGGATTAGAGGTTGCTACAGGTTCAAGTCTGTCAGACCAAAATGGTTGTACTCTTACGTTTACTTGCAAGCAAGTTCACTTACCTGCTACATTTTAATAATTAATACTTAAAAAAAAATAAAATGGCATTAACAGATTTAAGTATCGCCTTTCAAGGTGGTAAAGATAAGGTAGGAGGAATCGTAAAAGTAAACTTGTGGGAGCAATTATCTACAGGACACGCAGTTACTGACTCAGCAAATGGAACGGTAGGAACAGGTGTTATAACTTCTTTTGCTGCGCCTACTACCGCAGGAAATGTTGGGGTTTATAAATTTGCTCAAGGAACAGGTAAAATGGATGTTTCTCTTTCTCAGGAAAAAGGATTAGCATTAGCTACTATTTCTATAGAGGGTTATATTCCGCAAATAAGTAAAACTGAATTTAACGCACTACAAGAGCTTGTAGGTAAATGCTTAATGGGTCAAGTAGAAATGGCTACTAAAGCAGGCGGTATAACTAACAACTTTTTAGTTGGTTGGGATAATATACTAGGAACACACGAAAGTTCAGGGGATTATCTTCACTCTAAATTTGGATTATTCTTAGAATCCGTAGAAGCTTCTTCAGGGGCTGTTATGGAAGACGGTGCAGGGGCTACAGTAAAGCTTACTGCTGTTCAAGGAGAATTGCCGTACACTACGGAAGCATAATAGTATTTATAAGATTAAAGGGCGAAACTACGGGAGTATCCCTTTAATTTCTTATATTTGTTTAATCATTATACACAAGTTTTGGCTGAAAGAAAAAGAGATTCTAAAGGTAGATTTATTCCTAGTGCTTCAGATACTATAAGAAAAAAGGCTAGTGGTAAGGTTAAGTTTGATATAGTAAACTTAGCTCCTATGCCTAATATATTAGAGCGACAACACGACATAACTTCTAAGGAGTATTACCGATTTGGAGATGATAATTTGTTTCCTCAATATCTAGCTGAGTTAAAAAGAAAATCTAGTACCCACAGAGCTATCCTTTCTCAGAAAGCTACTTATACAGCGGGTAGTAAAATAACTACCGTAAACGCAAAATTAGAGAGCTACATAAAGGAAATTAATCCTACAGGACAATCCCTAAGAAACCTATTTAGGTTAGTTGTAGATGATTTTTATACGTTTGGTAATTCTTACATAGAGTTTGTTGAATACGAAGGCGGATGCAATATGTATCACGTTGATGCGACTATGGTTCGTGTAGGTAAGAATATGGATTCAGTTTACATTAATCCTGATTGGAATTACTACGACCTAAAAGATAAAGAGGTTCGTAAGCTACCTATGTTTCCAAACTTTAAAAATGGTCGCTCTATCCTTATGTTTAAGGATTACGAAAGTGGATTCCAAAGATACGGTATTCCTGACTACATAGCTGCTGCAGAAAGTGGTTCTATAGAAATAGATTATCTTATACAAAAATACAATAGAACAAAGTTTGAGAATGGATTTATGCCTTCTGCTATTATTGAAATAGACGGAGCTATGAGTGACGGAGAAGCTGAAGAATTAATATCTTTAGCTCAAGACAAGCTTACAGGAGAAGGGAATAACGGTAAGATTTTATTCTTAGTAAAAGACGGAACAGGCGGTGGAGGTTCTAATGTTCAGATACTTAAAGACGACAAAGACGGAAGCTTTATGGAGTATCAAGAACTTACACGTAACAATATAGTTACAGCTCATAGGTGGCAACCTGCTCTTTCGGGTATTGTTTCTAGTGGTAAAATGAATAACACAGGTAGTGAGATTAGAATATCTTACGACTTAGTTATGAGAACTGTGATTCAAGATACTATAGAGCAAGTATTTAAGCCTATGAGAGATGCTTTAGGTAAAGTCTTAAAGCTAGACGCTTCATCATTAGAGGTTCAATTTGAATCCCCTATTGGCTTCGCTGCTGATATTGATATTACTAAGATAGCTGATGTAAATGAGTTGAGAGCTTTAATAGGACTAGAAGAGCGACCAGACTTAGAAGATATTTATTTAGAAAAACTAACTAATAAAGAATAATATGGCTGTTGTAAATTATAGACAATACAATAATCTAATAACAGCGGAAGAAGTTGTTAATAAAGCTATGGCTAATGATAACTTAGACCATTCATTAATAGAGTCGGATGTTATTCTTATAGCTGAGATTACTCACTTAAAACAAAGGTTAGGAGATTATTTTTGGGGGAAGCTAAGACAAGGCAATACTAGTAATTCAGGGTATAATTTATCGTCTAACGAATCTATACTTTTAACTCATTACATAAAACCTGCTTTAGCTTTTTTTGTTAAATACGAAGTCTTAAATGATATTCAATTTAACACAACTTCAGCAGGCGTTGTTACTAACGATGACGATTGGAGCGACCCTGTAGAGTCTAGCGATTTATCAACATTAAAGTCTGACACTTTTAGAAAAGCAGAGATTTTAGTTAAAGATATGATTGAATGGATAGAAGACTCTGACAATGACGGAGAGTTTCCTAATTACGACCACGGAAATAACGATAGACACATAGACGGAGATAACGTCACTAGGCTTGGAGGTATTTTAGCTTATGGGAATAGAATAAATAGATATGACTCTGTAAGAAATAAAGATGAACGATACTATAGCTAAAATAAAAGACTCAATAGAAGTAACTGCCGTTAATGGTGGGGCTGTAATGGTTTCAACTATGGCAGATGTTGAGCAAACTCTTAGAATATTATCTTTAGTGGTTGCTGTAGCGTATACTTCTGTTAGAATATATCAAACACTAACTAAAGAAAAATAACAATATGCCTACAGATAATTATACAGACTCGGCAGCGTCTTATGGCTTGGCTTTTTCAGCTCAAGCTAGAAGTAATGATTCTGCTGCACTAACAGGTAATCAACAATTTGATAGAGACAATTTACTTCATTTTATTGAAGATAAATTCAAAACAAATAAAAAAGGAGGAGTAACTCTTAGTAACTTAAGAGCTTTTTTGCACACTCTAGTTAAGTCTTGTTTTATTATTGCTGACGATAGTCCCGTTCAGGTAATAGCACAAAGGTCGGGAAGAATAGTCGCTAGTAGTACAATCCGATTTTACTATGGAAGTACTACTTACGGATATATGTATCACGCTTGGAGCTCTTTCACTACAAACGTAAATAATATAGATGCTTCTTATTCTCACAATGCTATTAGATTACCTTACGATGTACATAATCTAACTGTTCAAGGGTTTGTTAAAAACTCTAGCAGCACAGGTAATCTTAGTATTCACGCATACTATTCAGACCAAGATGATGGCTCAAATCTTTATGCTCAAAATATGACTTTAATAGGTTCTCAAGTTATTAATATAGCAGCAACAAGTACTAACTATAACTTTGGTTTTAGTTTGGCAGGTAAAGTTGATGCTAATAAAATGGTTTGGATTATGTTAAAGAATGATACTGCATCAAGTAGTGAGATTATAAATATACAAGCAACTTTACTCGGAACTAAGCGTTCTGCTAATTGGACAGCAAGTTAATATGAAAGACTCTAGACTAAAAAAAGCAGGTGTTACAGGCTTTAATAAACCTAAGCGAACCCCTAATCATCCTAAGAAATCACACGTTGTTGTGGCTAAAGAAGGAGATAAAATAAAGACTATTCGATTTGGAGAACAAGGTGCAAGTACTGCGGGAAAACCAAAGAAAGGAGAGTCTGATAAGATGAAAGCAAAACGTAAATCATTTAAGGCTCGACACGCAAAAAATATTGCTAAAGGCAAGATGTCTGCTGCTTATTGGGCTGATAAAGTAAAGTGGTAAGTTATGGCTGTAAAGAAAAAGAAAAG